AGTTCGCATTGACGTATGAATCAAACTCCCACTGAGGCTTCGGCCACTCTTCAAAGACGTTGACGATATCATTAAACTGAAGTATGACCCATGCAAGGTTGACGTCATCGTAAAAGCGATCAGCCAAGTTCTCTGGCGTATCACTATCACCGATGCTGTGTTCATAGTAATACGCAGGGTTGTTCTTCATCATCTGCGTGACACCGACACGCCGAGTCAGGTTGACTTGTAGCGAGCCGTCATAACGTACTAGCGGAAATGCTGTAAAGTAACTCATTGTTAGAATCCCTGCAAAATACGGTTTTTATCAAGCACTTCAAGTTCGGTAAAGCTCAGGCTGATCGTTGTAGAGAACGGGCTACCGTCGGCAAACGATGCATAGTGACTATCAGAACCTTGTTGCACGTTGAAGTCGGTCAATGCGCAGGTCGAGATTTTGAACAACCATTCGTTTTCTTGACCATTCTTCTTGAGAAACTGGATGTCAAACGTCGAAGGGTAACTCCAGTAAAGGTTAGACATGTTCAGTTTCTTTTCTGGTGCTCTGTGGAACTTCAGCGTATCGACAATCTCCTTGATTGCTATCTGTTCAGCAAGACTGCGTGGGATGAACTTGAAAGTGAAGTTGAAGGTACGGTTCGAGACACCTTTAAACAGAACCTCGACATACGGGTTTTCAACCATCTGGTTAGCCCAGGTATAGGCATCAGCGATCTTGCCAGGAAGAACCGCGTCAGCAACCTTAACACCAGTCATCTTGAGGATTTCTGGTAGTGCTTCTTTCGACGTGTTCCATGCGTTCTTCCAGCCCTCAAACGACGTCATGTCACCAGAGCCACCCCAAGCGTCCATCACAGCCCCTGCAATCCCTAAATCAGACGCGTTCCATGTAGACTGATACGATGTCTGAATCGATGGAGGCATGTGCAGTGCAATCGCTGTGTCAACGCGTACGGTGTTACCTGAGAAGTGTCGCGCCAGGCTGTTAGAACCTTTCTGTTCAATGCGCGCTTCATCACCTTCAATAACCTTGTATTGTTTACCAGCATACTGGGAACCGCTGATCGCGTTGATATTGATCAACATGATGTTCTGTGTGGCTTCAGTATCGACGTCCAACGGGAACTTGAGAAATTTGTATTGACGTTTCCCTGAGGCAAGTTTATCCTCAAGACGTTTGATCCGAGTAATCTTCTTTTCTGGTGGAGCTGCGTAGGTAGTTGCACTTTTAGGGTTCATGAAGTCGTCATACAAACCTTTGGCTGTCGCCTTCACGCTACCGTAAGTGTTGCTGATTGATTCTGTTACGTCACCAATGATATCGCCGGCCATGCTATTACACCTCTTTAAACGAAGTTGATATCGTTTTCTGTGAGTACTGTGAATTTCCAACCACGTTTGACGCAATAAGCCTCAGCGGCAGCCCACTTTGCCTGATTGACTGCATAGGTCGCAATCTCAGACATAAAGCGCTCTTTGGTCTTTCTTGCAGTCTTTACTGGTTGTATTGTTTGGGCATAAGGTTTGACTTCAATCAAGGTGACGATCTTGTCACCATTAGGACTTTTAGCCACAACGAGGAAGTCTACAAAGTACCTATGAGCGCGACCATCTACCGGGCTGATATACGGGATAATGACAGTTTCACTACTCCAGCCCAAAATAGTCGACGACTCATCAAGCTTCCGCATCATCTTCCTTTCCCACCCTGACCTATAGACAACTTGGGTAGGATCACCAATATATTTTTCAGGACGAGTCGGCGCAAACTTCCCTTGCTTGTAGTTCCGTGCCATATACATACCATTAAATGTTTATTCTATAACACTATTTAATGGGCCTATATGACCAAGCCAATTCACCTCTATGTCAAGACTCACAATGTAACTGGGCTTAAGTACTTCGGTAAAACTATTCGTGCCGATCCAGAAAAGTATAAAGGGTCTGGTAAACGATGGTTGAACCATATCAAAGTGCATGGGTATGATGTGACAACAGATATAATTGGTACATACACTGATGTCGATGAATGCCTAAAAGTCGCTCTAGCGTTCAGTCAAGATAACAATATCGTCGAGTCGAATGAGTGGGCAAACTTAAAAGTTGAGTCGTTGGACGGTGGATTCGATCATGTCAATTCGATACCCAAAGACGTTCGCCGTGAACGATACCTCGCATGGAGAGATTCTTTAACTGACGATGAACGCAAGCTGATAGACTCAAAGAAGGCTTGCAAGGGCGAAAAGAATCATTGGTTTGGTAAATGTAGGTCTGGCGCAAATAATCCTCGTTTTGGCGTTGAACACACAGACGCAACGAAAGAAATAATTGCCGCACCAAAGCGTGGTAAACATATAGTCAAGGATGCGATTTCAGGTGAAATAATTGGTCTTGTCGATAATAACCATGAAAACGTGTTGTCTGGAGTTTGGGTATCAGTCAATTCTGGACGCAAAGCAACAGACGAAACAAAACGTAAAATGAGTGAAGCTAGGAAGAAATCTGATATTAAACCTCCATCACCTAAAGGTAAATTATGGTGGAATAATGGGATTGATGTTGTTCGATCAGTATCATGTCCAGGCAATGATTATGTTCGTGGTCGTAAACTGATTAAACCCCAATAAATGGTTAAACTATCATCAAGACCGATTCAATTTAAAATAACTATTATACAATCCATATTTTGACTGTATACTTCGTTTCCAAACGATTCAAACCAGAATAGATTTTAACTATTATTCATGTTCATTCAATTTAAAAATACTATTATACAGGCATGAAATCCACTGTATAATTCGTATCCAACGATTCGAGATGCTTTTAAGCCATATAGGAGCGGTATGACGTGTTACCAACTAAAAAACGTGTGAAGCGCCATATCGATGGGTACTACTACCCTGAGCGCAAGGTATTATTCTTCTGGGTGCCCTATGACGACAAAGGCTTTCGCACTATTGACAATGCGTATAGGTTTCTTGAGGCTAAACACGCCGAAGAGCTGAAGCTTGTTCAACGGGTTAAGTCGGTCGAAGTGTTCTCATGGGAACCTAAAAAATGAAACGACCACGTCCTAAACGTATCAAGTTGCGCGTTGATGGCTTTTACTATCCACAAAGCAAGTGGTTGTTATTTTTCTGGTGCGACTATGATGCTCCTGATGAATGGTTTATGTCTAGCACATCAGTTCGCTATGAGAATGAACAGCGAGCGCGTGAGTTCCTCGATAAACAAAATGACATTGACCTGGCGAAGATTGAACTCGCTAAGCAAGCTAAGGTCATAAAGTGGAAAAATTATCAATGAGTCCGCATCAAGTCTTCATGAACATGGCGATTGACCTCGCAAAGCTGTCTAAGTGCGTGTCAATGCAAGTAGGTGTACTCGCGGTCAATGAGCGTGGTCGAATCATCGCTACGGGTGTCAACGGGACGCCAGCAGGTTCACCTAACTGCTGTGACGTGCACCATGAACGTGGCCCTGAACACTCGGCATGGTCAGAAGAGCACGAGATTCATGGTGAGATGAATACGCTCATCGAGATGGCACGTTCGTCTGTGCGATACAACGAGGTGACCTTCTATTCAACGCACTGCCCATGTAACAATTGCCTGAAACATATGCTTGCACTAACAACCCCTGACATGCCCGTCAAGCGCATCATATATAATGAGGTGTACTATCGCACACCTGCTGGTCAACTCCCTAAGCAAGTCGACTCTTGCAAGTTGCTCGGCGTTGAACTTCTCTCTATCCAGGAAATTGTTGCAAATGAATTCCAACCGCAAATCGCGTGAACGCTCTGATGACCTGCGCCATGTTGACCCATACAAGCGTTCAACCAAAGACAAACAGAGTTGGCTGCGTGGTGCACGTCGTCAATCAGCTCAAATGCCGGAAGACGTCGAATGAAGCGCATTAACAAGACATTACCAGTAAATGAAATCTTTCAACTTGTTGCAGACCTAAACGGAACAGTTGACGAAAAGGCTCGTTTACTTGCACAGTATGACCGCAAGGATATTCGCTGGCTGATCGACATCGCCTACAACGGCGAGCAACCTTATCCAATTCCCGAGTACAAGCCCTCTAATCGCCCTCACAGCGTTGGCTTCATGACCCTGTTGAATGCACTGCCTAAGTTAAATGCAGCGCTGCAATACAAGGACAACAAGGCTGTGTATGATCGCAACTTGAAGCTTGTTCTAGAAAACGTGAGTGTTGGTGAAGTTGAACTACTCATCAGCGTTCT